GGTGCTATACAAAGCACTAATGGCATTGTTATTAGTAATGCAGGAGTTGTAGGTGCTACAGCCGGTATCGTATTACCTGCTAATGCTGGAACTGGAGCAGTTCAAATTGGTAACACTTATGGCCCTATTCAACTTGGATCAGCGGTAGGCGGTGGTACTGAATTAAATTGGACATTTGATACTACTGGTATTTTAACAGTTCCTATAACTGCCAGTGGCGCTGGACAAATAAGTGGTGGAACTAATGGACTACAGTTAGTATCTAATAGCAACACCTGGGGCTTTGGCACAGATGCCAGCCTAACAGTACCCGGTATAATAACATTACCGAACGGTCAAGGACAGATTGGCAACGGCGGTGCTGGTATTGACATAATCTGTAATGTAAACAGTTATGGTTATATAACATTGAACTATCTAAGCCAAGCATCTGTAAGTGTTAATACCAGCGGAATCGTTCTTACAAGCAACAGCAGTAGTTGGACATTTAATTCTGGTTCTATTCAATTCCCAGATGCTACAAACCAGTTAACAGCATTTGAACTACAAGGAGTATCACAAAGTCCTTGGGGAACAACTTATCCAAGCAGTGGTGGAATCGCTAACTTAGATTATCAATTCTATTTTGATCCTGGAACCGGTCATCCTACTATACAGAGTTATTCGTCAAACGGTGGCAATCCCCTTTATAACAGTATTTGGAGTTATGATGCTTGGCTCGCCGCAAATGATAGCGCAAATCCTATAGCCGGTTCAAGTGGTACAACACCAATCCAGGTAAACAACACAGGTGGTAGCGTTATATTATCATCTGTGCTACAACCAGGCGATTATGTCACGGTTCGTATACAATGTATCGACACTGGTAGAATATTTAGAGCAACATTCATGGGCTCAGTTAACCCAAATGATTTTGGCATTACATATGGTGCTATCACTGTAGAGAGATTGCTGTAATATGGTTGCGGCTACATTAACTATCAATCCTGGTATAACCATTAATCCTGGAATCACACTATCAGGACTGATTCCCATAATCACTAATGGCATAATATTGTGGTTAGATGCGGCTAATCCTACCAGTTACCAACCAGGATTTGAAACTTGGGTTGATCTCAGTAACAATCACTATGATGCTCCATTATATGGAAATTTTAGCGCATCAGATAGCGTATCTGTAGATTTTTCAAACGAGAACTACGCACAGATAGCACCTGCCAACATGTTCAACGGAGACTTTACAGCCATTGGTTGGGTTTATGTTAGAAGTTATGCGTCTTGGAGTAGACTGTTTGACTTTGGTAACGGTGCTGGCCAAGACAATGTGATTGTTGCTGTGACGTCTGGCAACAGTGGATATCCTGTTTTCTATGCCAATGCCAATAATCTACAAAGTCCAGCACAAATTCCACCGAATCAATGGGCTCAACTGGCGGCAACGCAGGCGGGCACGACTCAGACACTATTCATAAATGGTCAACAGGTAGCACAACAGTTAGGCGGCCCAGAAGGCAGTGTGACTCGTAATTATAACTACATTGGTCGCAGTAATTATCCTCAAGATAGTTATCTCGATGGCCGTATCAATACCCTAAGGATGTACAACAGAGCATTAAGTTCTGCAGAGATACTAACAGATTACCATGGTATGAAAGGAAGGTTAGGATAACATGTGGATACGCCCTGCTAACACTAGGGGCATGCTGGATGTAGGTTGGATTAAAAGCCGCAGAACATTCAGCAATAACAGTTTGGATGGATTCGTGGAGAAACTACGCTAAATATATCTAGAGCGTACTTGTATGTTGTAGAAGGTACAGTTACAGGCGCAGATTTTAAGTTAAACGAAGGTGATGGTGCAGAGTTAGACGCTGATTTCACAGCAGATTTTAATGCCCATATTTTATTGTTTCAGGAACAACACAGGTCCTGACAAAGGAAAAACATGTTATCAAAACCACTAGGCCCAACAGGCTTATATCAAATTTCAAGTACAACTGGTACTCACAACGCAACCACATTCGCAGGTGTTGCTCCACTTAAAGTAAGAATAGCAACATCAGGACAGCCATGTGTGATCAATTTTGGCGGAGAAGGTACAGCAGACAACAATTCAGACTTGTTGATTCCTCCAGGTACTGTAGAACACTTCAAACTAGATTCAACCAGCACTATCACATTTGTAGAAGTTACAGGTGGTGGAGCAAATGGTTGGATTTCAATTACACCAGTAGCCTAAGGAGATACCATGCGAGCCGCCGAAATATTAAGACACATTGCCAACGTGATTGATCGCGTGGAAGGTGGCCAGCCAGCAGTTGCTCCTCCAGCATCCGTGGCAGTTGTACAGCCAGCACAGGTTACAGCACCCGATGAAGCGCCACAAGTTGCTAAGTTATTACCAACTAACCAAGAACCTGTTTCAGCCACCGCCGCCGACACAATGGCCAGTCCTTTACAACAAGAACTAGAACTACTGAAGAAGGTAGCGGGTGTTCCTTCAGCGTACGACGCACACAAACAATAAGGAGGCCTGCTAAATGGCTTTCTACAAGATCAAATCAGGGCGTGTTACAGGAGAAAGAGGTGTCCTTACCTTTGTAGGTGAAGTTGGACATTTATTCTACTCACAAGACGACAATGTAATCCGCATATCAGACGGACATACTCCAGGCGGTATTCCCCTAAGTGGCGGAAGCATAACATTCATCAGTGAAGGTGCTCCGCAAAATCCCCAAGACGGACAGCTATGGTTTGATCCTGTAACAGGACGTTTATACGTTTGGTACGACAACAACTGGGTAGATGCAAGTCCAGACATAGCGTCTACTGCTACTGGCATCACATTGAGCATGTTGAGCGTTGGCACAGGATCGGCTACTGGTGGCGGCGCTCTGTCATATGATCATACAACAGGTGTGTTTACATTCCAACCAGCGGATCTAAGCACCTATGCTACACAAGGTTATGTTACTAACGCAATCAGCGATATCGTATATCCTTACACTACAACAGCTACAGTCACTGGGTTAATTGCAAATAGTCTTACAAACTATGCCACACAGGTGTATGTTAACAGTCAAGGCTTTATTACCGCTGACATATTCACAGTTACCAATGTATCAACCTTCATCAATGATGCACACTATCTACAGGTAGAAACAGGTGTACACTCTGTTACAGGCACAGCCAACCAAGTTATTGTTACAGACTTGGGCAACCGTGACATACAGTTAAGCACACCGCAGAATCTCAACACCACAGCCACAGTTACTTTTGGTAACTTGACTGTCAACAACCTAAACGTACTCAACACACTGACTTCAGTTACACCAGTAGTAGTAGAAGGTTATAGAATATATCTAGCATCTAATTCAACACAAGACACACAAATTGATGGTGGCGGTATCGTACTGGGAACAAGTACTTGGACCACAGGCATACTCTACAGTCTAAACAACAACTACTGGTACACGATGGATGATGCTGGATTCCAAGTAGAACATTTGATAGCAACAAAAACCACAGTTACTACCCTAACTGTTACCGGTGGAGCCAATATTGGCTACTCAAACCTAATGGGCCAGTTCAGCAACGCACTACTACAGATAGATGCGGCCTCGGATACCTACTCACAGGTCAACTTCCAAAACCATTCCAGCAGTACATGGGCAAGTGGTGACTATGTGGTTACCAACGATATAGGCACAGACGGCAAGCACTACATTGACATGGGTATCAACTCAAGTCGTTGGTCTACTTCATCGTGGGTTATCAATGGTGCTAACGATGGTTACCTGTACGTAGACTCGGGCAACCTTGCCATAGGTACTACTGCTTCTAATGTCAAATTCTTTGTTGGTCCCACTGATACTGCCGATAGCATTGTTGCCTCAATGGACAGCACAGGATTAAACGTTGACTCAATCAAGCCATTAACTCCTGGCGGTGACCTTGTTTTAATATCAACTGGCACTAATGCCGCTACAGTACATGTACCAAGTATAAGTTTCCCTAACGGTGGCTTGTTGATCACGCAGAATCAAATTGAAGCATATCTAACCAATTATGTTCTGAGTAATATAGTCACATACTCTACTACCAGCACTGATACATTGACCATAGGCCAGTACGGTATTATCAATGGTGTCGCGGCTCCTTACGCTGTATTCAACCTAAACACCAATACACAGGTGGTAAATTTAGGCGATGTCTTAGCAGGACAAAGTATTGTTCCCAGCACAGTTATCAGTAAAGGTTCCACAGGCACTACATTCACAAACTATATCGTAGTTGACCTAGACATGAGCATACTGGGGCAAGTACTGCCTGTACCAGGTGCTCCATTTACTCTATTGCGTCCGTTAGAAAAACCTGGACTGGATATACAGACTAGACCAGGTACGGACATTTTCCTAAACAGCCAAGGCTTGGGAGATGTTCTAGTCAACACCAACATCATACCTATTGGTACTAACATCAGTAACTTGGGTTCGCCGACTCGCCGTTGGAAAGAAGTATGGGTAGGCCCTGGCTCCATCTATGTACAAGATGAAACACTGGGCAGTGACCTACGACTAACAGCCATTAATGGTGACTTTGTGGTAGCAGGTGCGGCTGGCCTAAATGTAGGACAGTTTACACTTCGTGACAACAATATCTATATTAGCAATCCTGACCGTGACATCAACATTGGTGTTACCACTGCTACAGGATTTGTTAACTTTAACCGCCCTATAAAGGTAGCAGACTCAACAGGACGCACAGCATTTACAGTTGGTAGAACTGGGTTGACTACAATCATTCCTCCAACAACGATCTTATCAACACAGTCAGCATTAAGCATTATTGGCAACGCCGCAGGCATTCAACAACCTCGTAACTATAACAACACAATGTTACAGATTACTGGCCTGGACAGCACCAGCACTCGCGTAAGCATTGACAGTTTTGGTACAGGTACATATCCTATTATTGCAGGACGCCAAGCAGGCGGCACAGTCTCAGCACCTACACGCACAATCAGTGATGACACACTATTCCGAATCAGTACACAAGGTTGGGGCGATACTGGCTATATCAGTAGTATTGGACGCTTGAACTTCCAAGCTCTGCAAGATTTTACTAATACAACTGCTGGCACAGGTGTTCGCTTCCAACTAACACCTCTGAACTCAACTACAATACAGACTGTGACAGCAGACATTACCGCCACAGGTTTAAGTTTTGTTGGCAATCCACTTGGCGGCATAACATTCCGCGACAGCACAAGACAGATCACAGCGTGGAATTCAACAGCAACAGTCTTATGGAGCCAGATTACAGGCGCACCTGCGATCGGCGTTACCAGCATTACCACAGGTACAGGCATACGTGTTGACCATTCTACAGGCACAGTGAACATATCCTGGGCCAATGATGGTGGATACATCACCAGTTCCGCATTAACTGGTTATGCCACACAAAGCTATGTACTAGGATTAGGTTATACTACAACTGCCACAGTAACAAGTTTGATAGCAAATAGTCTAACCAACTATGCTACACAAACTTATGTAAACAGTCAAGGCTTTATCACAAGTTCTGCACTAAGTCCTTATACTACAACTGCCACAGTAACAGCATTGATAGCAAACAGTTTAACCAACTATGCTACACAAAGCTATGTACTAGGACTAGGATACACAACTACTGCTACAGTTAATACACTGATAGCAAATAGCACTACACCAAGGATTATTTCTGGAATCACAACTGCATTTACTATCGACTTTTCAACAGACACAACTATCCACCTACATACAAACGCCGCAACTGTAACAGCAACATTAACTAACTATACCGCAGGTAAACAAGTTAATGTTATAGTTTATAATAATATTGGCGGCACTCAGCAGTACAATCACGGACTTTCAACCAGTAACAACGCTGTTGGAGGAACATCATTTTATCTCTGTAGTCATCCTACAATGTGGGTAACTTATATTTGTGTGGATAACACAGCAGGGAATTGTTTTGTAAAAGCGTCAGTATAACAATCACTGCTATCGGCGGTGTTTGGATCTACGGAAACGGTAGTTTATAACAGTAAATAACATTATGAGAATACATCAACTAACAGAAGCTCCAATAGCGGCTACAGATGATCCAAACAATCCCTTGATTCACGGACATCAAAAAGCCAACCCTATGGAACTAAAAAGCCGTATAGCACAAGCTAGAGGGCAACTACAAGATCTAGCCAAACGAGCAGAATCAAATGACCTGTTAGTTTGGCAAAGTATTTGTCGTGACGCTAAAGGCGGCATGATGATGGGCTTAGAACAAAACCTAGAACAAATCCGTCACGGTATAGAAGAACTAAGTACAAAACGTAAGAAAGGCGGTGTTCAAAGCCGCGGAATCGATAAACATATCTAAAGGAGATATAATGAAAAAACTATTAGCAGGCTTATTCTTAGCCTTAACAGCCCTAGCCAGCACACAAGCTCTTGCTTGGACTCAACGTGCTCCGGGTACAGTACAACAATGTGCTGTCCACGCACCATATGGCTTACCACAAGTACAGGGCGCAGTACAACCAATTTGCCGCGAAGCATATCTAGTTGGATATGATGCTCCAGCAAAACTACCACGTTTCGTTATGTGGACACTAACACCGGGTCACGCACTAGGTTGTGTAGCTCGTTCAAACGCTTTCGTAGCTGACCAAAGCATCCAAGGTGGTGCTGTTCCAGGTGACTACGCAGGTACAGGTTACGACAAAGGCCACATGGCTCCAGACGGTGACCAATCATGGGATCAACAAGTTGAATATGAATCATTCTTGATGACTAACATGAGCCCACAAGCTGGTTCATTGAATCGCGGTATTTGGAAGTTGTTAGAAACTTCAGTACGTGGTTGGGCATTCCAAGGCGGTCATAACTTCAATGTTATCTCAGGCGGTGTTTATAATGCACAAGACAAGAAGATTGGTGCTGGTGTAGTTGTACCACACGCTTTCTACAAGATCGTAGTTGATCAAAACACAGGTGCTGTAGCAGGTTGGTGGTTCCCACACGTTGCTCCATATCCTAACCTAGGCAACGACTTGACCAAGTTCCGTTTACCAATCGCACAGATCGAACAACAAGCCGGTGTTAAGTTTGCTATGCCAGGCAACGCACAAGAACTTGCTCCAGGCAAAGAATGGCCAGTAGACTTTGGTGCTTTAACAAATGCAAAACGTAAACTTTGCGGTGCCAACGCATCAGTTGATTAATATAGTTTAACTTAGCTATCAGAATGCCGGCATTGCCGGCATTTCTACGATTAAATATTCGTATAACAAAAAGGTAAAGCAATGGCGTGGAATGCAAAACGTAAAGTAGGCGCAGAAAGCCTAAAGACCTATGCCGCTAAGATCTACAGCGGCTTTATGGACAAGTATCTAAGCGGAGACAAGATACTTGAAATAGGACATCGAGGATCAGGCGAATGGGAAACAGAATTAGGTATAGTGCCTAATGCTAAGGGCATCGATTTAGGATATCCCGGGTATGACGGAATACATTTGCCTTTTGAAGATAAAACACAAGATGCTGTATATTCTAGTCACTGCTTAGAACACATAGAAGATTTTTCAACAGCCCTGCACGAGTGGTTTAGGGTACTAAAGCCAGGCGGTTTTTTAATAATAGTAGTTCCGCACTATCAACTATACGAAAAAACATTCTTCTTACCCAGCAGATTTAATGACGATCACAAGCGTTTATATCATGCGGGTACGCTATTAACAGAGCTACATAACAGTTTACCCCTGGGAGAATGGCGGTTACGTCACTGTCAAGACAATGATCTAGGGTTTGATTACACGATTCCGTGCGAAATACATTCAGAAGGCACTTACGAAGTAGAGTGTGTAATCGAGAGAATTCCTAAATATCCCTATGTACAGCAGATGATGGATGAAGCGAATTCTAGGTAAATATATGGATGAAAACCAATACCCAGTCTATCCTGACGACGACGGCACAGATCGTCCGAGAAATCCTTACAGCCCTGTATAACGGGCTATCGAGACTAGGTTGCGGTATGGCCGGCCTCCCATATGAAAATTAATGATTTACTAGTAGAACATAAATCCGAATCTAATGATTTTTTAAAAATCATGCGTGACTTTCTGCCCTTGGCAATGAAAGAATTAAAATTAAATGTATTACCTGATTTAAAACTAGTAAAATACATTGAGGATGCTCAGCAACCTACATTTGGCAAATATGTTGATGATGAAAACAGGATCTATGTAGGTATCGAAGATCGACATCCGTTAGACATCATCCGCACTCTAGCACATGAGCTTGTACATTTCAAACAAGGCACAGAACATAGATTAGATGCTACAAGCGGACATACTGGTAGTCCTATAGAAAATGAAGCGCATGAAATAGCAGGTATTATTATGCGTAACTTCAACAAACAACATCCGCAATATTTTAGAGAACGTGCTATCAACCTAGATGAAGGTAAGTATTCCGGATCGATGGAACCACTAACAGCTAAGGGTAAAGAAAAGTCGGGTGCTGTTGCCGCATTAGAACGTGCATTACTAAAGGCCAAGAAAGCCGGTACTGAAATGAATTATGAAAACATCGATGCTATGATGCAGAAGATATGTAAGATACATAACATTACAGGCCAAAAATTACACGATGAATTTGTTAAAGCCAATAGATTGATTCCGGATAACTGGATCAAGAAACAAGTAGAAGAATCTGCGGCATGGCAAAAATCAAGTGGCAAGAATAAGAATGGTGGGTTGAATAAGAAAGGTGTTGATAGTTATCGCAGAGAACACCCAGGCAGTCACTTACAAACAGCCGTTACTAAAAAACCCAGCGAACTTAAAGCAGGTAGTAAATCCGCTAAACGCCGTAAAAGTTTTTGCGCTAGAATGAAAGGAATGAAGAAGTCCCGCACTAGTGCAAAGACCGCACACGATCCAAATAGTCGCATTAACAAGTCATTACGTAAATGGCATTGTGAAAGTATTGAAGAGATGCAGGAATTAATCATGCTAGGTGAAAACTATATTAGTAACCTAAAAGAAAACTTCGCAGATGGCAAGCATCCTGGACGTAAAGGTCTTGCCAAACGTAGTGGAGTTAATACAAAAGCATCAGTAAGCAGTTTACGTAACACAGCCAAACACTCATCTGGTGAAAAGGCTCGTATGGCACATTGGTTAGCTAATATGAAAGCTGGTAAAGCAAAGGCTAAAAAGAAATGACAGAACCTAAAAAGAAACCCGAGGATCAACGGGGCAATCCTAAACCTACACAAGACAAAGAGCATGATCCCTTTAGCGCCTTTGATAATTTATTTGGACAATCAGACGATCAGCCGTTAGCACATAGACCTGAAGAACCTGAAGAACCTCATCCAGAACAAGACCAACCTCATCCAGAACAAGACCCTCGTCAACGTGCTAGTCAGCGAGACACTCAACGTGCGGCAGGTGGCGCTTATAATCCACGTATGGGAGATTTGTTAAATCGCATGCGTGATATAGAAGCAGATCCAGATGATCCTGGATATCCAGAACCCGAGCAAGATAATCAAGTAGCACATCGTGTAGACAACCAAAATCTACCTACTATAGCAGGACATGCTTTAGACGTAGGTGGAGTACAACGTCCAAACTTCCATAAGGTAGCAAACTTACCCGGCAACATGAGTCGCAGTATACGAACATTAGGTCGTCATTTATTCCGCAGTTTAACCAGCACACCTACAGATGATATTTGGATGATCGCTAATCTAGCAGGTCAAGGACCAAACAGCCGTCAAGAAGTTAATGCTGTAGCAGGATGGTTGCGTAGTCACGGTGAAGATCTAGGAGATGGAAACATCGATTTTGCACAATCTATACCTGGATATGATGCAGATATACATCAATACGTAGCGGCCGGCATACGTTGGCTTGTTGTCCGTGACGAATTTGGGGATTATATCTATAGTTGGCCCGAGCAGGATAGCGTAGATGCACGTAATACACGTGAACTAGGGCATGAACGAAACCATCCTAGACTAGGTAACTGATAAATATTTCTATGAAACCGACAACACATCAATTATTTGCTCAACTTTGCGAATCTCTTATTGATTTAGACGAAACTAGTACTGCTCTATCTCTAATAGGCAAACATCCTGGCGCTAATCAAGTAGTTAAAAAACTACACAGCACAGACAAGTTGAGTCACAATCAAGACTTTAGTCAAATTAAAAAGATTTCTTGGTCAGATCTTAAAGGACGTTGGCCTAGAGGTTGGGTGTTAGTAACTGGTCCTAAAGGATCAGGTGCTATTCGTGCTAGAAATAATAACTATTCCGCAATGGCCAGCACAGGTGAAGAACCTGTAGGATTTGAGGATGCCAAGGGCGGAAATGTTCTAGACTTCCTACAAGGCAAATTAGGCGGCAAATGGGAAAACTATTCATACTGGATAGGTACAGAAAACAAATATGCAAGCGACAAGCAAGATAGTCGCAAGCAAATGGCACCTCCTAAAGCAGAAATGAGTCAAGATGCCCTAATGAAAAAATTCCGTCCCTTGTGGGCCAAGGCTGTTACCCTTGCAATAGGTGATGCTAAAGGTATGGTCACTACTATGATTAAGAATGATGCTTTTGAAAAAGCTGAACGCAAACTTAATCAACTAAAATTCCTTGAACGTGCATTAGATACTATTGAATCAGGGGAAACAGAATCTACTCCAGACTTTATTAAAACTGCAATGAGTTCAGCAGTATCAATGGCGGCCGCACATTACTATCCAGACGACACTGGAGAAATTACTCGTTCCAGATATGGCAGTGGAGGTTATTCCACAGCCAAGTCCGACGGGCCTAAGAAGTTGCTAGCTGATTTATCTAACGGCGACCAAAAAAAATTAGGTACAGTATTAGCATTCTTTAAGAGGAGTTTAATTTCAGGATGAGACTTACACAAATATTTGAAGGTATCGTTGTTGCTGAAGCAAACGTTGCCAATAAAATTAAAGATCCTAAAACTGTCAAACAGATTTATATTGCTATGACTCATGATGGTACTTTGCCTAAACATGCTTTAGCTAAGTTAGGTCCTAAACCTACTCCCGAACAGACACTAGGATTATGGAGCGAATTATTAGATAAGTCATTATCCAATACAAGCTATGGAAATATTTCTACAGACGGCAAGTTTGATGAATGGTTAACACGCTTGTATATAAATGGACAAGCTGACTTCGAAGATATCAACGGTGAAGGCGGTGATGCCTTAGGTGCGTGGAAAGCTCTAAGTGTTAGAGGTAAACTAGCACCAAAATTTCAAGACTTTAATAAATTCAAAAGCATCAAGCAGATACAGAGTATTGTACAGATGCGAGAGTATCGAGACGAACTAAGAAAGATCGCAGACGCAGAAGTTATTGAAAAACATAAACGTGAACGTAAAGAAATTGTTTTAGTAGACGATCAACGTTTCCTAGTTGTTATGCCTATGAACTATGGTGCTTGTTATACATTCAACAACTCCGCAGGTTATCAAGCCAATTTCTGTACAGGTTCATCGTCCGGCTTACGTTGGTTTCAAAACTATGCTCCGGACGGTCCTGTTATTTCAGTTACAGATAAAACCAACATAGAACAGGCAGAAGGCAAATGGCAGTTACATGCGCAGACACGTCAAATCGTGGATGCTGATCAAACTCGCCGCCATGACACTAATTGGAATGACGAACGTTTTAGCAAACTATTCCCAGGCTTGATGAAAGCCATCGGTGACTCTATGACTGCTAAAGCTGAAGAAATTAAAGAAGCTAGTAAAGAAATCACAAATGGAAGAGGCTATGATGTAGCTAAAGATGTAGCTGACCTACAAAAGACCTATCCACTAAGTTGGGCTAGTGAACCAGAAAAAGAAGCTGATGGTCCAGGTACATGGGTAGTAACACACAAAGCATCTGGTAAGTCTGCACGTATCGAAGCTGACGATCTAGCAGATGTCAAACACAAATTATTGACTCGTCATCCTAACACTAATTTTGATGACTTTACATTTAAACTTGAAAAGGCTCCAGAGCCTGAACAAGGAAACTAACACCTACCTTAGGAACGCTATGCGTTACTTGGTGTGCCCGGGTGCTGGGCAAGAATAGTAGGAGTCGTGCCCTGGGAGCCATTCTTGAAGTGACCGCAGATAAGAAAATACCACCCTAGGGTGGTATTTTGCTTTACGGATTATAGTATAGTAAACTTAAAAGGCTACGCCAAATGTATTATTTTTTTGCGCCGTTTACAAATGCGTACATCTTCTCTGCTGTTTCTAAAACTTTTTCAAGTCCTGGAAACTCTGGCATATCTACCTTAGTAATAACTTGTCCTGTCTTTTCATCACGCTGAACTGACATTTCCCAACCTCTAAATTTAGAGTGGAATTCTTCGCTAACTAAGCCCTTGGCCATATCTAAGATATCTGTACGGATTTCGTAACCGTTCTTGTTAAATTTAACTTCTGGTAGTTTTGGAGTTAGATCGGACATATTAAACTCCTGCTTTCTTAGGACTAAATGCCTTAACAGAATCGTTAAAATTCTTAACGGCTGTTTCGGTGACTTCTAATGTATTTTTGTAAGATGTCTTAGCAAACTTAGTTTGAGCTTCGATTAGCTTAACTAACTCTGATTGGACTTTTTTATCTGTAACGTAAGTCTCTACGAAAGATTTTTGTGTACCGCTAACGGTATCGATGATTGAATCAAAATTAAACATATTTTTCTCCTGTGTGTATGTTTGTGTTTCATAGGTACTTCTTTTTCCCTATGTACTATTATATATGCCTAACGGCAAAAATACAACTACTTTCTGAACTTTTTTGTTCGTTCTTTAATAATCTTAACTACTGGTTCTGCTAGAACAACTTCATAATGATTAAAGTCTACTTCTACTAGTTCCATATCCTCATGATGTTTTTGACTGGCAATAGTCACTACCCCATCGTTATGGGCTAGCATAAATGGACTTTGACCTTTTACAGTTACAATATTAGTCCAGGGATGTTGTATCTTTATCTTATCCGCTTGTTCAAATGCCCAACTATTAGGACCGATATCTCGCATTAGACGGCTAAATGGTAAAAAGTATTTGGCATACTCTGCTACTTCTGCGCCACCATAAGGTGTGCTTAGAGTAACTGCACCTACTACTTGATCAGGCATGGCATTGGCAATATGGAGTGCATATATACCTCCCAGACTATGGGCTATAAATGCCATATCTTTTTCATCCTTCAACTGCTCTATCATTTCTGCTAGATTGTTTTTGAACCCGTTGCGGCTGTCGTAATTGAGATCTATACCTTTACCTATCTTGCTTCTGATAAAGTTAAAGCTGTCACTGGTGGCACTGGCACCGTGAATATATACCAATGTCATCACTTACTCCCAAGGAGTTGGATCGGGTATGGCGCAAGGACCTTCTGCTGGCTCTGTACCGTAGTCAGCTGGTGTAATGATTTCCAAGTATTCCATGTCTGGGCTGTAGTCGTACAAGTAGTGTACAATGCCCGGACGTTGCTGTACGCAGTCGCCTGCTTCGACTAGGTGGATTTTGTCTTCATACATGAACTTAGCCCAACCCTTTAACATGTAAACGATTTGGAACTCAGCTACGTGAATATGCCAGCCTGTACCGCCCGAACCCTCTGGTGGCAAGTTAGCTTTGGTAATATGGGCCAGTACTCGCCCGTTGGTTGCATCTGCCACGCCCAGATCCTTGTAAAGAAAAAAGTCGCGAAGCCCGCCACCTTTGAACTCTACTTCGGAACCCTTAACGTGTGAAAATTTCGTAGTCATCTAGAAGACCTCCTGTGTGTGTATTTACGCCTTAGGGCGTGATATTACTCGCCGTAGATTGCTTTGGCGTCGGCAATTCTGCCTTGACGTGCTAGATGTGCGGCATATCTTGCTTGGCCTACAGCTTCTAACACTGTCCAAATAGACTTTAATATAGATTTCATAGTCCACGTCCCCAGTACTTTGCTTCAGTTTCGTATTGACGTTGCCAGTAGTCTACATCGGCCGCGTTAGTTGGGTTTTTGCTGTTGATATATTGTTCCAAACGGCTTTGATATTTCTGTGTTGGAAACATTTCTGCTAGCTTTTCTAGGATAGAAAGCATTTTCATTGATATTGTTGTCATTTTGTGACTCCTGTATGTATGTGTAGTTTTTGTCTACTCAGTATTTACCATTAGTATTATTACAACAAGATTAAACCGAACTTGTAAATTGTCAATTATTATGTTACACTTATGTTTAATTGACAATAAATATTGCGATACATAGGAGTCACTGTGAAACGACACACCCGTAGTTTACTCGAAGAACTTAACGATATTGCAGTTAAGAAAGATACCGAAGCAGTAATCGAATCCCGTGCTGTACATGTTATTAATTCAGCTATTAATCTTCTAACGCTAATTCGCGAAAACTTTGAACCAGAGATGGCCTATGAGTTAGAACGCCGTTTGCTAAACAGCATCAAAGGCGCAGATCCTGCCAAATTCACACGCGGTATACGTAAGTTACGCGAAACACGTGAAGATGCTAGCACCTTAAAATCCATAGAAGATTCATCAAAAGAGGTCTAATTTAGATCCATTTCCTTAGGTTTTTCCTATATTTGGTAAATATGTATACCAAAGCTCCAGAGTAGGAGTTTTAGGACATACGAGAATAGGAGAATTATTATGTCTTTATTAGGAATCACAAAGGTACATGGTACCGCAGAAATCGGTTCTTCATTGAACCTAACAGGTCGTAAATCAAGTTTTTTCAGTGGCTATCAGCCAGTATTTGTTAAAGTTCAAACTTTAACAGCCGCTTATGACTTCGGCACAGGTGCTGGTACAGTTAACAGCGCATTTGAGCAATTGATCCGTGCAGTTGAAACAGTTGGATCCGTAATTATGTACGGTAACCCATCTAACACAGATACAGCATCAAGCTCAACAGTTATCATCGGTTTTGATGCCGCTTCCTTAAACCAAGGTGACGGTGTTGACGGTTCTGGTGTTACAACTGGTCTAGGTGCATTGAAAGCCGCTATTGCCGCCGCTGGTGGTATTACAGCCGCTCAAGTTGCTACAACAACTTACACAGGTTTCACAGGCGCTTCTTGGGCCGCTTAATTTTTAATTAAGTTAAACCACTCGAAAGGACGTTTTTTAACGTCCTTTCTTTTTGACCATAAATACCTATAACAATTAAGTAGGTATATATGGCACAGATAGAATTGAAGACTTTGATTGATATTACTAACACTGATGTTAGACGTCCTAATCAAGGTACTCCAGTAGAAGCAGATCAGTATAGAAATTGGGTGACACTTAAACAATGCATTGAGCTAAGAAGCTTAGTTGAGTTTGATCACGATCCTACATTTGAAGAAATAGATATAAAAGGTCTAGGGTTTGGTGCGGATTATAAAGGCAAACATCGGGTGTGGACTTTTAGATTTTATCCCGATAGAGATGGTGCTTTTAGTACAGAAGACGATGAGTTGGGTCTATTACTAACTGCTATGGACCGAGTTCCAATTATTAAAAATCTCACAGAGACAATAAATACAGATAGGTCCGTATTTGACCTCAGTGATAAAAAATTCAAAAACACCACCATTAGGCTCATTTAGGCACAGTTTAGATTAGAGAAAACTAACTCCAGGAGATAATGGGATGTCAAACCCTACAGCAATAGAAAAAGAAAATCTAGAAGCACACGTCGAGCTATGCGCTCAACGATATGATGCACTAGACAAACGTTTAACAAGCATCGAAGGTAAAGTAACTACCCTTCAATCAACCATAGAAGCTGGCCACAACAGCATGGTTAAAATTCTCATCGGTACAGCAGGTACCGTTATTTGTGGTATCCTTAGCTTGTTAGCTGTTATTATTACAAAGGCACACTAAATGCGTATTAGCGAGCTAGTCAGCGAAGATCGCGTCGATGAGTTCTTGCCCGCAGTTGGAGCCGCAGTCGGTGGATTAGCAAGAGGTGCGGCCGCAGTAGGCCAGGGCCTAGCTAAAGGTGCACAAGCAGTGGGTCAAGGTGTTAAAGCAGTAGGTCAAGCGACAGGCCAAGCCGCAAAAACTGCAACAAGTACTTTGCAAAAATCAATTAGTGCCGCTGGTTCACAGGGCGCAAAAATCCTATCAAATCCCAAAGGCATTACTAACATGCCCATCAATCAAGTAACCAAAGCTATGGGAATTCCAAATCAAGGAGCCCTTCCACCAGATTTAAAGAAAGCATTTGGTCTAGATAAGATACCTGGTAACCTTACAGTTAAAAGTGTTAATGGTCCAGGTAACAAAGATTCAGTTGAAGTAGATAGTTCACAACTAGGGTCACCTATATCATTAAACAAAGATACATTTGTTGGTGCATTAGGTAATCTAAAACAACTACAAGCCAAACAAGATGCAGAGCAAGCTGAAAAAGATGCTCAACAAGCAGACAGAAATCAAGTTCAATCAAGTGCAGGTGGCACAGGTACCACAGGTGGAGCAGTATAATGAGAATCCATCACCTTGTACAGACCCCATCAATCATTCTAACAAACGAAGAAAGCAAGTTTGTTAACAGTCATCCAAAAGAAATTTCTATAAGTAGTCTCTATCATAGAGATCGTATTATTGCCCAGACCCTTGTACGCAAGGGAGTTTATGAAATAAGTAACGATAGTAAGAAATTAATGTTGAAACAAGATGACGAATCTAACACCAAAATTATTTGAAGACGTTAAGTATCTAGCCTCTAAGGTCAAAACTGATCTTAAGGGCAAGGGCTTTATCGTACCTTCTAAAAACAAAGACGGATCAGTCATAGTAGGAGACTATTCCATAGTCAGAGAAAATGATGGTTTTCATATCCGTAAAAACGACAAGGAAGTTTGCGGACCCATAAATTTAGCAGAATCTGCTATCATAACAGCTAATAACCTAGCACTGGGAAAACAATTAGACCATAACTTGTTAGAAAAAGACAAATGGTTCGGATATAAAAAGTTTGATGAAGAATCTAGTCTACATGGTGCTAGGATGTGTATAAAACGCAAGGATCCAGATAAAGCAGATGTGTTGCTAATCAAAGCGGAACTAGCTAAACAACAGAAAAATCAATACAAATCTAGCATATTAAGTGTGTTTAATCAAATCCGCAGGCTAGGATAAATTGAATAACTGAAATAAATACAATATCGGATTTTTGGAATACAATTATGAACACAAACGACCTTTCTAAACAAGTTACAGCGGCTCAGTTGAATGAGAATATGTACAAAAAATTTGGTGTCAAAATCAACTTTGATAAGTACTCCAGAGAGCAACTAGAAGATTATCGCAATCTATTACGTAGCAAGACATATCATGCTGAAACACAAGCCAACTTTAACTCTTTGTTAAATGACGATGTTTATCAACGTGACAAGTATATGTTGAATATGCTTAATCAAAAGATTAAAGAAATGTTAGGTGAAAGTATTGCTGAATTAAAATCAACTATTGCAGAGCGTAAACTAAGTTCTGCAGAAAAAGCTAAGAGAGAAAAGACTGTTAAGAAATTAAAAGGTCAAAAATTCAAAGGCGGTAAGGAAGAAATGTATGCCGTCGCTACAAACATCGCCAAGGGTAAAAAAATGAATAAAAAAACAACAACAAATGAAGGTATGGAAGGTCATCACATGGCTCACTACCATGCACAAAAATGTGCAGAAGCATATCACAATGGTATGTTAGAAGTAGCTATGCATCACAAAGCTGAATGTGAAAAGTGTGGTGGTACAATCACAACAGGCAAAGGCGGTTGCCACCATACTCATCCAAAGCTAAACAATGGTATGCCATACGAGTGCTCCGGTATGTGGGAAGGCACTATGAGCGAAGGCAAATTACCAATGAAGACAGTTAATGGTAAGAAGGTTCCTGCGTTTGCGGCAGATGGTAAAGGTAAAAATGATCTTAACAAGAAGAAAGCAAAAACAGAAGCTCTTGATCCAGTTGGCCAAGAAGATGATGATATCGACAATGATGGTAAGAAAAACACTAAGTCTGACAAGTATTTAAAAAATCGCCGTGCCGCAGTTAGCAAGGCAATTGGCAAGAAGAAAGTTAAAGAAAGCCTAGTTCAAACTGTTGTTCGTATGATCAACGAAGACCAAGAAGAAAAAGCCAAAGACGTTACAGCAGGTATCGATATGGTTAATGACTTTACAAGTTGGATGCAACGTGTTGGTCAATATCAGACTAAGTCTATGATTGAATTGTCAGACAGCATCAAAGCAAACTTTGGTCCAGAGATGGCTGAAGCTTTCAAGAGCACAGTTGAAGGTGCACTACAACAAGCACAAGAAGCTCTACGTCAAGCACGTGAAACAATCAGCGGTGCAGTTACTAACTTAGCCAACGAAGAAGCAGGTGCAGAGCCAATGGGTATGCCTCCAGAGTCAGGTATGGAAGAACCAATGCCAGGTATGCCAGGTGAAGAAGGTCCAGAAATGGATATGGGCGGCGAAGATGAATTTGCTACAGCTGATGCGGCTACATCACGTGAAATGCGTGAGTCAATGATACGTGAAAGTATCTACCGTGGCGATCGTTTAATGAAGATTTTAGGCACAAGGTAATATGCGTTTATTCGAAGCGGTCAGTGATATCGCAGATTCACTGGCCGTATTTTTTACCAATAAAATCGGCACTGCTGATGAAATGGGACAACCATTAGAAATGTCCTATGAGGATCCCGAACTACAGGGATTCATGCATTCGCAAGGACTCGGCGAATTGAACTATGATGCGTTAGATAGTTTATTGAAAGATCCTCAAAACAAAGAGTTAAAGAACGCTATTAGATCTTGGGATAGCCAAGGTATCAAACTTAAAACCAAAGTTGGTGCAGATGACCAACAGTCAAATACAAATCCAAATACATCCGCTGGTAAATCAGTAGATCAAATGGCCCACAACGTGGTTGCAAAAGATAGATAAAGAAAGTAAAATAAGGGATGGACCTTATAACACCACCGCCATTTGTAGAGCGGTTTCAATACAAAAACTGCAAACAAGTAAACGATCCAGTAACTAGAAAACGAGTATACGTCACTCCCGATGGCGAGCGTCTTCCCAGCGTTACTACGATTCTTTCAGCTACCAAAGACATGACAGCCATTAATGAATGGCGCGACCGTGTCGGACATGAAAAAGCAAATCAAATTACTAAAGAAGCCGCTGGGGTGGGCACAAGTATGCATGGCAATCTAGAAAGATTCCTTGCAGGACTAGAACGTCAACCGGGCGGAAATCTTGTGCATGATCAAGCACACAAGATGGCAGACGTTATCATCGGCCAAGCTATCGTAGATATCAGCGAAGTGTGGGCAATGGAACAGAGTTTATACTTTCCAGGACTGTATTCTGGAACAACAGACTTAGTTGCTGTTTATAAAGATAATCCTAGCGTATGCGATTACAAACAAACTAACAAACCTAAAAAAGCAGAATGGGTTGAAGATTACTACTTACAGTTGGTTGCTTACATTTTGGCTCACAATGAAGTCTACGGAACTGATATCCGAGAAGGACATATCTTTATGTGTAGTAGAGATTTAATTTATCAACAGTTCGACTTATTGCCCAAAGACTTTAACCAGTATCAAGACAAATGGTTAAGTAAAGTAGAAGAATATTACAACATCACAAAATAATATGAGCTATAGTTTAATTCCAAATATCGATGACGTTTTTGCAAAGATAGGCACCACCAACAAATATTGTGTTGAGTTTGGTGTGTATGACGCAGTGAGCGATCATACAGTAAATCTAGTAAGAAAACAAGGTTGGAAAGCCACATACTTAGAAGCAGATGAAAAACAGTATCATCAAATAGTTTTTAATTGTATGGAGTATCCTGTTAAAGTCGTCAAAGGCTTCATTACAGCAGAAAATATCAATCAGTTATTTGCACAAGGAGAAGTTCCCAAAGAGTTTGATTTCTTGAGTATCGACGTTGACGGTATGGACTACTGGTTATGGAAAGCCCTTGATTATAAACCTAGGGTAGTGTTTATTGAATACAACGGAATCAAAGTTCCTCCGACACTAGCAGTACCTCCTTACAAGTCAGACTATGTATGGAACGGCACTCGCTATATGGGATCAAGCCTTGCTAGCATCACTAAGATGGCTAACGAAAAAGGATACGAACTTTACGGAGTTGATCAATGGGGTGCTACTGCATTTTATATTGTCAAAGAAGAATTCCATAAACTAGGAATCGAAGATAACTCAGTTGAAAAAATATTTGTACACGCTAATTATGGTGTAGAACCAGATGGTGGCCATCCAGGACCAGATGGAGAGTATTTAGAAATATGAGCGACTTTAAAATATACAACAGTGACTATGGACAGTTTGTAGTAAATCAATACTGCAAGTTCCAAGGCGAAGCATTAGAAACTACAGGCAAGACTCACATCGAAGAAGAGTTAGAGCGTATGTATCTAATCATAGATAGTCTTCCAGATGACGCTGTAATCATTGATGGAGGTGCAAACATTGGCTTTGTAACTGTGCCATTATCACGCAGATTAGAGTCAAAATCAGCAAAAATAATTTCATTTGAGGCTCAAAAACGTCTGTTTTATGCACTTGCTGGAACAGTCGCTATCAACGACCTATACAACGTACATATCTATAATCAAGCATTAGGTGACGTTACGGGTGTTGTCCGCATGCCAGATGTAAACTATAAAGAAGTAGATGATTATGGATCTGTTGCTGTAGATTCACAAGTTCCGGAATATGATTATACCAACCCTAATCTAACCCAAATGGTTACTATAGATAGTTTAAACCTACCTAAAGTTGATTTTATTAAGTTGGACGTAGAGGGGTACGAACCACAAGCTATACACGGCGGTGCCCAAACTATTAGAGCGCATCGTCCGTGGTTATGGGTAGAATACAATAACTGCCAAGGCTCTTATATACACGAAACTATAAAAGCTCTAGTTAATGAAATCGCACCCGACTATAGCCATTGGTTTATCACAGATGATGGACAAAACATGATCTGTGCTCCTAACGAAAAACTTGCTCAAGTTGAACTACCCTATTTGACCTCTAGATGGCGCGGCTGGTAATAAGATAAATATCCGTACAACGAGGATATATTCATGGCCGTTTTACAGATTTCCAAAATACAGGTCCGTAGAGGACAAGAGTTAGTTACAGGTGTACCTACCTTATCAGCAGGTGAATTTGCCTGGTCAACTGACGTACAAAAACTATATATTGGTAACGGTAGTACAGCTAGTCCTACAGCCGGCGGTGATGGTGCTCCAACTGTAGGTAACACTGAAATTTTAACTATTAACAGCATTGCCAATGGTAATCTGTTCAGCCTAGAATCTTATCAATACGAAAAGAACAACCCAATTATACAAACAGGACCTACGAATTTTCCTGTTATTCGAACCCTACAATCTAAACTAGATGATAGTGTTACAGCCAACGATTTTGGCGCAGTGGGTGATGGCGCAACTGATGATACTAAAGCTCTGCAACAAGCTATCAGTCAGTTGTATGCAAATACTGATGCCAACAATCCATCTAGTCGTAAACCTCTAAGAATTCCCGCAGGTACATATCTAATAACAGGCACATTGTTTATTCCTCCATACGCAACAATCATAGGCGATGGTATTGATAAAACAATCATACAACAACTAACCACTGGTACCGCTGTCATGCAATTTTGCGGACTAAGTGCTAGCCAACCAGGTGTATTAACAACATGGAACGCTAGTAGCATACAAGGCGGTCGTTACCAACCTCAAGAAATTTCAATCGATGGTATGACTATCGGATATGCATCGGCATTAGCAGAAGTTGGAGAACAAGGATTAATCGAAGCCGACTGTGTTTTAGATTCTAAAATATCTAATGTAAAATTTGAAGGCGCAAATACAACTCCTCCGGCATCACTACCTGGCGTAGCAGGAATCGAAATACGAGGACTTGGAGCGACTACTACTAAGAATCTTAAAATCAATAACTGTATATTTGAGAAATTAAGTACAGCTATTGTTTCAAAATACGACAGCAGTGAAATTTATATTTCTAATAGTCAGTTTCGAAATCTAACCATTGGTATTGATTTCTTTGACTACAGAGCAGGCGGATACGGAAGCTGGCCAAACGTGCCTGCGTACTCTGTTCCTGTTAGCGTTGGTCCACAACACGTGTTTATTCAAAACAATAGATTTGAGAATATCTATGAGCAAGCAGTATTCGTAGGAACAAATACAAACAATACACCTTCTTTCATTAACAGTACCAACAATGAATATTTTAATTGCGGTAATAGATTAACAACTGAAGCTTCGCAGAGCTATGAAGTGCTAGGATATTATACTCCAAACAATACCAGCTTCAATGATTATTTCTTTAGAACAGATGAATATAATACTGTAACTAATACAGCAACAGCATACTTACCTACTGTTATGAGTCCTGCTTACATACAAAGTAGAGCTCCTGTTACTGCGACTCTTAATCCGTCGATCTTAACATTTCAACCAGTATTAACTGTGGCTAAGACTCCAACAGATCAATCTATAAAATTATCATATATTGCCACACAAGCTAGTGTTACTAGACGTGGCGATCTATTAGTGACCTGCAACAGCAATGGTCCTGCAGTAACAGACACATATACATACATAGGTGCCAATGATGGACAAATAGTTTTTACAGCTACTATAACAACATCATCTAGTGCATTGACTATCAGTGCTTTGGTTCCGTATACACAAACCTATCTAGAATTCGAATACTATCAGTTGTATTAACAATGTTCAACGCCGATCCGGACAACCGGTTATCCCATTGGGCTGATTTCAGGAACTCACTCGAGTTATCCAAGAATCCACTAAAAGAAGTTGCTGTTTTTTGGAAACAGGCTCCTTTAATTCCCTACAATGCAAAAATAGATCCATTCTATCCAGTAAGTTGGCCAACTCCTTGGGAAATCATAGTAGAAAATAAGTATGATGATTTTACCTTAAGTGTGATGATGGGCTACAGTCTGCTATATACAGATCGTTTTAAAGATTCCGCAATCACAATCAAAACCCTAGTTGACGATGAACACAATAGGCTCTATAATATAGTGTATATAGATGAAACTGTAGTTTTGAATTTTTCCGACGGCGAAGTGATTAGTGCTGATAATGTACCGAGTTTATACAGGCTTGAAAATATGGTCACCTTAACCAGGCCTAGGTAAATATCAACTCCAGTATACAGAATTTCAAAATAATAACAAAAAGAATAGGTGAAGCATGATCACAGTTGTCAAGCGTAGTGGCGAAAGAGTGCCTCTAGACATAGCAAAAATACAAAGACAAGTTGCATTTGGATGCAAGGGAGTAGATGGGGTAAGCCCGTCAATGATTGAGATCAAGGCTCAAATAGAATTACACGATGGAATGACGACAGAAACGATTGACGAACTACTATTAAAAGCGATGGTAGATTTAATCGACGAAGAAGAAAATCCAGAAATCAACAATGTAAATTATCAATACGTAGCAGGACGCCAGAAGGTATCGATGCTACGCAAGGAAGTATATGGAACATATACTCCACCAAAACTATACGACATAGTTAAAAAGAATGTAGAACTAAACATGTACACTCCAGAACTTCTAGAGTGGTATACCGAGGATGAATGGAACATTATCGATTTGTTTATCGATCATGCCAAGGACGAAGAATATACTTACGCGGCTATCGCCCAGTTGGCTGAAAAGTATTTGGTACAGAATCGTGCCACTGGTCAAATTTATGAAACACCGCAGATACGTTATGCTATTGCGGCCGCGACAGCATTTCATAATGAGCCCGCAGATAAGAGGTTAAAATATGTCAAAGAATACTACGAATGTGCGAGTGATGGTCACTTTACTCTTGCTACTCCTGTGTTGGCCGGTCTTGGCACACCTACTAAACAATTTAGTTCGTGTGTTCTTATTAGTAGTGACGACACATTAGATTCAATCTTCGCCGCCGGCGAGATGATGGCCAAGTACGCTAGTAAACGTGCTGGCATTGGATTAGAGATTGGTCGTATACGTCCTTTAGGCGCCCCTATTAGGAATGGAGAAATAAAACACACTGGTCTAATCCCATTTCTAAAGAAGTGGTTCGCTGATTTAAGATCATGCTCGCAAGGTGGTATCCGAAATGCATCATGCACAGTTACACTACCTGTTTGGCATGCGCAGTTTGAAGACTTTATCGTATTGAAAAATAATCAAGGTACTGAGGAAGTTCGTGTTCGTCAAATGGATTACAGTATCGTAGTCAATAAGATGTTTTGGAATCGCTATCGTAAAGGCGAAAACATTACTTTGTTTAATCCCGCAGAAGTTCCAGACTTATACCAAGCATACTATCGCGACTCTGCAGAATTTGAAAAGTTATATCTAAATTACGAGAAGCATCCAACAATTAAAAAGAAAGTTGTATCAGCAGAGGATATCTTCAAGAACGGTATTTTAAAAGAACGTACAGATACAGGAAGAATTTACCTTGTCAATATCGACAACGTCATCAATCAAGGTCCGTTCGATACAAAGACCGATCCGATATATCAAAGCAACTTGTGTCAAGAAATACTATTGCCTACACGACCTTTTCAAAGAATTGAAGACCCTAACGGACGTATTGCCCTATGTACACTTGGAAGCATAAATTGGGGAGCGTTCAACAACCCACAACAGATGCGTAAAGCATGCCGTGTACTAGTTCGTAGTTTAAGTAACTTGCTGAGCTATCAAGATTTCCTAAGTATTCAAAGTAAACTTGCTAATGAAGATTTTGAACCATTAGGCGTTGGTATTACTAACCTAGCTTACTGGCATGCTAAACGTAGTTTGAAATACGGCGAAACTGACGCCCTGGCCGAAGTCAAACGCTGGATGGAACATCAGGCATATTTCCTAACTGAAATGAGTGTAGAGCTTGCCCAAGAGAAGGGCCCATGCGGACGTAGTCAATACACTTATTATGGTAAAGGCGTATTTCCCTGGGAACGTAGAAATGCTGGAGTAAATGAATTAACTGATTTTACTCCAAGTATGGATTGGGAAAGTCTACGCAAAAATATGTTGCAATATGGAATTAGAAATGCTACACTTATGGCTGTAGCACCAGTTGAATCTAGTTCTGTTGTTTTAAATTCTACCAACGGTATTGAAATGCCAATGGAAATGATTTCTGTTAAGGAATCAAAAGCAGGATCGTTCGTACAGGTAGTACCAGAATACAAACGTCTAAAAAATCGTTACCAACTAATGTGGGATCAAAAAGACTGTGATGGTTATTTGAAAACCGCGGCTGTACTTGCGGCTTATATTGATCAAAGTCTATCAACTAACACATTTTATAATCCTGCGCATTTTGCAGAAGGTAAAGTTCCTGGAACATTGATTGCTAAGAATCTAATGTTAGCCTACAAGTGGGGCATCAAGACTATATACTATAGTCTAATCAACAAAGTTGGTGCGAAAGCATCAATGGCTGGAACCAGCACTAATACAATTGGTGTGAACGGTCATGCTACTGGTATTATCACCGCAGACAACGCTGTGCTTTACGAAGCATTAGATGACGATTGTGAAAGTTGTAAATTATAAAAGGTTAACATGAGCAAAGCACAATACGACATTAGTCGTCAGACTAATTACCTCAAAAGAAAGATGTTTCTGGATCCAGAAGGTCCAGTTACAGTCCAACGATTCGAAGAAGTAAAATATCCTAAGATTGCCAAGTATGAAGAAACAGCACGTGGTTTCTTTTGGGTACCGGAAGAAATTAGTTTAACCAAAGATAAAATTGATCATAAAGAAGCATCTGATGCTGTTAAACATATTTTTACTAGTAATCTATTGCGTCAAACAGCACTAGACAGTATTCAAGGTCGTGCACCATCACAGGTTTTCAGCCCAGTTATATCGATTCCAGAACTTGAAGCATTGGTCAGTAATTGGAGTTTCTTTGAAACAAATATTCACTCAAAATCTTACTCGCACATTATTCGCAACGTCTACGGTGTACCTAAAGAAGAATTCAACAAGATACACGATACTAAAGAAATCGTAGATATGGCCGCAAATATCGGCAGGTACTACGAACAACTACACAGAATCAACTGCCAGAAAGAAATGGACGGCGATATTAATGAAGCAGAACATGTCAAAGCTATTTGGTTAGCTCTAAATGCTAGCTATGCACTAGAAGCGTTCCGCTTTATGGTTAGCTTTGCTACAAGTTTAGCCATGGTAGAAAATAAGATATATATTGGTAATGGTAATATTATCAGCTTGATCCTACAAGATGAAATCTTACATGCAGAATGGACAGCTTTCCTAATTATGCAAGTTGTTAAAGAAGATGAACGTTTTGCACAGGCTAAGATTGATTGCGAACAAGAAGTATATCAAATGTACTTAGATGTTATACATGAAGAAAAAGCATGGGCAGACTATCTATTCAGCAAGGGTGTTGTTATTGGACTTAATGCACAGATCCTAAAAGATTTCGTAGATTATACAGCGTTTACTAGATTAAAAGAAATTGGTATCAAGTACCTAGAAGAACATCCTCGCCAGAGTCCAATCCCATGGTTTAACAAACACGTAAATATCAACAAGAAACAAACAGCATTACAAGAAAACGAATCTACTAACTACGTCATTGGGGTAATGAGCGATAGTGTTAGTTATGATGAATTACCGGAGTTATAAATGAAAGCAACAGTCTGGAGCAAATACAACTGCCCATATTGCGACCAAGCAAAGGCATTATTAAAACAGCGTAACATTCCATTTGAAGAAAAGAAAATTGGAGATGGCTACACTAAAGAAGAACTATTAGAAGCAGTTCCAACTGCTCGTACAGTTCCACAAATATTCTTAGATGAGGAATTAATCGGTGGATTCACAGAACTCAAACGATACTTTGACACTAAATGATCCTAATAATAGTGGCAACACTATCACAGTAGGTGGAACTGAATATGCCAGCACTATGGCCATAGACATGTCCGACTTGTCGTCATACGGTGCTAGTGTTTCTTCAGTCATGGGAAACTATTCAACTTCATCATATGGAAATATAACGATTAGCAACGGCGGATCTAGTGGTAGTGGTTTAATATATGGAAGTGGTGCCGGCGGATACAGTTGGAGTAATATTACTGCTAACGATGCCCAATCAAGTCTACAGGTAACAGGCGAAGCTAACTTCGATGGCGATGTAACGATCAAAGGTATTAGTATTACTAAAACACTCGAAGATATTAACAAACGCCTTGCTATACTTGTACCTGATCCTGATAAGCTAGAACACTTCGAGGCACTTAAAAAAGCCTACAATCATTACAAAATGTTAGAAGCACTATGCGAGCTTCCAAAAGATTCAAATGACTCCTAAAGATCCACAAATTGAAAAACTAGAAAAACGCATCAACGAACTCGAAAGAGTTGTTAAAATCCTAGCAGGTAAAATTTCCTATCTAGAACGTGAGAACACTCGCAGAAAAGATAACATAAACAACATAGCACAGCATATAACCAGAAAGTAAAAATAAATGAATGTTCGACTACTTAGTTACAGCCAGCCAACTGAAGAATTTGCAAGCGTGGGAATTAATGACGCACAAGAGCTCATTGCCTATTGCGCCCGTGTCAGCAATCCCTCCAATCAACTTAACACCGAAACATCGGAGAAACTCATACGATACTTGGTCAAGCACCAGCACTGGAGTCCACTCGAAATGGTCTCAGCCTGTATCGAAATCACAACTACCCGTGATATTGCCCGACAGATCCTCAGACATAGATCTTTTAGCTTTCAAGAATTTTCTCAGCGATACGCAGACCCTACTAAAGACCTTAACTTTGTCACAAGAGAAGCAAGACTGCAAGACACAACCAACAGACAAAATTCAAGAGATCTCAACCTCGAAGATGATATGCACCGCCAGATCGCATATCAGTGGGAAAACTTACAAAGAGATATCATTGCTAAGTCAAGAGAAACCTACGAATGGGCTGTCAGTCGTGGCATAGCTAAAGAACAAGCAAGAGCTGTATTACCAGAAGGTCTAATTGAAAGCCGTATATACATGAACGGCACCCTACGCTCATGGGTACACTTTATTGAATTACGTAGTGCCAACGGTACACAAAAAGAACACCAAGAAGTTGCTATAGCCTGTGCAAAAGTAATTTCGGAAGTATTTCCAATGGTAGGGGAATATGTCCAACCTAGCCAAAGGTCGTAATAGCTACGATTCAACTAGTACAGGATTAGTTGCATTTTTTAATAGGAATGTAACACCTTACCCTACAGAAGTAGGCGGTCCTGCATTTGATCTAATTCCTGTAGAAAAGCAAAAAGACCTAATGGTCAATATTGCTAGACTACACGGGCAACAAGAATACAATCGTATAATGGAACTGGTAGCTGTTCTACAAAAACAAGCGGCTGGCATTAAGCGCAGACTAGAAATTACAGATGCAGTACACGAAGCCAAATATCAGTTCCAAGTAGCCCATGGTCAAATATATTGGTTAGCATGGGACACAAGGCATAAATGTACTATACTAACACATCATGGACCAAATGATTGGTCCACTGGTAAACCAGAAAACTACGATTATATAGCCCAGGTAAAATACCTAGGCGATTATAGTTGGCAAGAAATAGACGAACAGGGAAATTATGTTAATTAACAAAGGTTTGAGCAACGGAGACGTTGTCAGTATTAAAATTATCAACGGTGATGAAATCATTGCACGTTTTGAAAGTGAGGATAAAGATAGTGTTACAATCAGTCGTCCTCTAGCACTTACTATGGGTCAGGGCGGATTAGGCATGATTCCTTGGGTATTTTTAGGTAATTCAGAAAAGATTACACTACAGCGCAATCACGTATTTTTTGTTGTTCCAAGCAAGAAAGATGCGGCCGATCAGTATATGGAAGGCACTACCGGAATCGCCCTGGTTAAATAATAGTTTAACAAGGAATAGATATGGCAACCCCATGGATAAGCAGTAGCATACAACGATTAAGTAGTGATCCTGGCGTTCATGATCTCTACAAAAGTCCTAACGTTATTATCAACGGACAAAAGGTAGTATTGTACGGTGAGCCATCGATGAACGGAAATAATCCTAGCATCACTTTAGCGATGTCCGTTCCGGAATTAACTCCATTAGATAAACCATCCAATCCGGGAAGCACAACAACTGTAAGCGGAGATCAACCTGCTTCAGTTGCATTGCCAGACACAGATGCACCGGCTATAACAAGCGCACCTCCAGGTACTGTTGTTCAAACTAATGGCGATATTAAAGCCTTCCTTGATGCAAGGCTAGCAGAAGCCGCAACTTGGACTAGAGGTGCCGCACCGTTAGGTCCTGGTGGAAATCAAAATATCGTAGGTATATTCAAAGATCTAGGTTGTGGTACTTGGGCACAAGATGAAAAAACTCCATGGTGTGCAGGCTTTGTTAATTTTACATTAAAAAATACTGGTTACAAATATACACAAGATTTAGGAGTAGCATCGATTTATGCCAATCCAAGTAAATGGGGCGGTACTGTAAAATATCAGCGTGGCACAACTGCAACCAATTGGCAATCAGCCAGTCCCGGGGATATTTCCATTTGGGATTACGGAAATCCCAAAGGTAGTCACGTTAATTTTGTATATGCAAATTTAGGCAGTACATTGCAATTCTGCGGTGGAAATCAAGGCGGTAAAACTGTTAACAATAATAACCCTAGTGGTAGTAGTGTTACTAATGGATCCAAATGGAGTCCAAGTATTGATAAGCCCGGTTCTTACAGTCTAATGATGATATTCACGCCTGCAAAGCGTTAAATAATATTATCCGTTAAGCGTAGTTGCATAGCAATTCCAGATTATTATTAGGCGAGAGTAGGTCTTGACGGGCTCGTCAAAAGATAGTATAATTAAAGTTATTGTTGTAATTCCTTCAAAGCGAAGGCGTTGCGGACCCGGGTTCGACTCCCGGCAGGTCCACCAAAAGTGTATCGTATAGTATTCGATACGAAAGCTGGCCAGGCTGGTACACTTTTGATGGGCCTGTATTGGCTTCGACGTGGCGAGATAGTAGAGACGGCAACACAGTAGGCGATGACTGTAAATCAAGCAAATTATACAAATGCAAACACATTTGAATTCAAGACTTTCAGCGTAGAAGAAGTTGCTAGCAACGACTTCGCGTTCGAATTAGCGGCCTAAGAAACCGCTCTTGCGAGGTAGTTATACCTTGTCATCCAAAATAGCAGAAAGCATCTTCGGGTGCTTTTCTTTTGTCAACTAAACCCTCTCCTTAGGCGTTATTAGTATATGCACCCTAAGGAGGGAATTATGCTAATGAGGACTAGGAATGAAAAGGTTTTTGATTTTAATCACTATAGCTTTGATGATAAAGGCTCAAAATGGGATGGCGAATATGTCTATTCCTGTCGTTGCCCAGACGCGGCATGTGACCAAAAACGTTCGGGCCCATGGAAAACCAAAACTACGATTAAAATCGACGATAGCGATAAACCCGCCGACTGATCCAGAAGAACTGATAGTAGACGATGATATAGTATTTGGTCGAAATCGTAACCGTATTGAAATAGTACGCAATACAGAACTCAGTGACTATGTGAAAATAAGATTAGCGTTGGCTAGGATGAAAGCATTAAATGTTTATAAACAACGCTGGGGTTGACAAAATTAAAGTTTTCATATACAATAATGCACTTATAAACTTTAATATCGATCTGCTATGAACAACAAAGATGATTTTGAATATAATAACGAAGAAGAAGCCGAAATGGCTCAACTTCATTCTATTCACTTACACATGAACGCTGTGGCAGATGTTCGACGCAAGCTAGAAAAGCAAGCAGAACAACCTAGTCTGGAAGAATGTGAAGATTGTGGAGAAGATATTCCACAAGCTCGAAGAGAAGCAATCAAGGGTGTAACACGTTGTATTACATGCCAAGAACTTCTCGACAAGCGTAAAAAACTCTACGGCGCTTAAGCCGTTGCGCTTACCAACATAATCAAACCAGAAACAGCTTGATCAAAAGCAAGATGCTCTTGCAGAGTGTTTGCCTGACCTTCTATTTGATTTTGAGTTTTTAAATCTTCCAATAACTCTGCGGCTTCTTGTCTAGTAATTTGATTAGCCTGTATAGCCTGCGCTATTTGAACTGCCTGCTGGCTACGTCCGCTCACTGCCGGATAGCCCATTAATTGTGTTAATTGCTGAATTGGGTCCATTATGGTCTCCTACGTTGTGCTACTGCTGATTTAATTGTTCCAGCGGCTTCTTCGATTGCATTTAATTTCAAAGTACAATAAAATTTAGTGCGGGTTTCATTGTTTTGGTAAGCCTTATATGCTTCTCCAACTACCTTATCCAAATTCTGCGTCATAACAATCGTGCTGTCATTGTTAGGCAGATCTTTACTGTAGTTTACCAAAAGTCTCGTTTCTCTTTCTAGATTAAAGAAGTTTTGTTTGGTTTTAATCTGATCGTCACATTCTGCTTTATACCACTCTGCATCTGTATAGATCCTGTTTATAGTGTTATATTCCGCTGAATCAAATGGTGCTGTTGGTGTTATCCAAGCACAACCTGCTACAGTAGATGTTACTAATAAAATTGATAGTATTTTGGACATAGCATATCCTCCCGAGGTATTTACCTAAACTATTTTGGTAAAATTAGGTATTGACTTATTACAGATAAAACCATATAATAGTTACTGTAGTATAATCAAAGGAGGTTCATTATGAACGCAGATATTACGATTAATGCAGTTAAGAAGTTTTGTAAGGCTAATAGTAGCGATGAGCAAATTTGGTCTGGTAATGCCGGTACCTACTACTGGAATATTGGTAAGGTTACTCCGCAAGGCATCGTTAATGGTGTTGTCCGCAAGTTAGCCGGCATCGATGTAAGTGGTAAACAGATTTGGGTAGTCGCAGGATCGCTTAAAATCATGCCAGACGGTACTATCGCTCGTTTTACTGGTTTAAACAAGAAATTGGTTGAACAAGTATTATCATTGCGTGAAGTACACGTTGCGATTCCAGAAACCGAAACTGTAACAGTATAATATGGCTTGGCTAGTACCAATCGTTCTTATACTTACAGGCCATTGGATTTTGGCTTTATTCATTACATTTATTTTTATAGAGTGTGATATATGAGTATGCATTTGGAAGGCCCGTGGTTATCCACTACAGGCAAGAAAAGAGGCAAGGTAAAATGGGCCAGTGCCGAACACAAGCGTAAGGCTGAAGAAGCTGATCGTGCGTGGAAAGAACTGCTCAAACGACAGGGTATCGAACAGGAAGAAAAGAAACGCAAACGTGCTATGAGTGCTGGTAACTTAACTAGTACCGGGTATAGTTTGAAGATTCCTGAAGGTCGTAATACCACAGCCCATATTCCTAGTAGAGATTCGGGTGGCGGGAATGCAACACTTCCGGCTCCAAAAGTCTACACAGGAACTAAAGTTTTGGGTATTGCTACTATGCACAAGTCAAATGCTGTTCCGGTATTCTCGGACGAACAAGCAGTTGATATTTCCAAAATGAGACGATAATGGTTGACACACAGGTAAAACCGTGTTACAATTATACATCAACACACACAGGAGGTAGTATGAAGAAGTTTATGTTAGTTCCAATCGTAGTTGCTCTTACAGCTTGTTCGGGCATGACTACATTGAAAACCGAAAACGTCAAAGAGAAACAGGTACCTAGTTGGTATTTGGATCACGCAGACAAAGGTAATGAAGGATGGATTTGGGATCGCCAAGGCATGTATTATGCAGTTGCCGAAGACGTAAGCCCAAGCATGGAGATGGCTGTTAAGAAAGCAACACTCAAGGCCAAAGCTAAAATTGCAGATCGTGTAGCAGGCGAGTTGTCAAATACAACTTCGATCAGTTATACAGAATCCGGCAATCCAGCTAATCCAATCGGCAAAGGACATGCTAGTGATGTTATTGTGAACAAGATCACAGATAATGTACTTCGCACTTACGGAGTCGATCAGAAGGTTGTAACCTACAATCCAGAGCAAGGTAATTACCGTGCGTTTGTTATGTTGAAGATTAGCCAAAAAGATGTGCAAACATTGGCTTCGGCATTTGACGCTAAAAAGGTGCAGTGATGCATCCTTATCGTGTAAAAGAGATCATGTGGATATCTATTGTCCTAATGTTTGCTCTTATTGCTTTGTTATCGGGGTGCAGTTCAACACCTAACAGACCGCCCACAGAACAGATGTGTAATCTGCGAAGTGAAACAGTATCAACGCCTCAGGGCCAGCGTACTAAGGATGTTATGGTGTGTACTGATAATCAGTTAGATCGTATCACTATCAAACAAGCAGGTATTGCTAAAAATTGTGGTGAATACATTTATTATATTAACCTAAATGGAAACATGGTGCAACAACGTGGACTCGCTTGCCAAAAATTTGACGGCCGCTGGGAAGTGGTTAATAATTAGTTTATTGCTCTGTAGTACTCAAGCATTTGCTTGGGGTTGGGGCAATAGTCTAGAACCGGAGGACGAACAACTCCTGATACGAGCTGTAGCTGTTGCTCTAAACAACACTCAAAACGGCGAGATCGTGGATTGGTGGTCAAAATATAATGCGGCCAATGGACATGTTCGTGTGGTGTATACGTATCCAATCGGTGATGGATTTTGTAGGGTGTTCCAAACTGAAGTTGTTATCAAGGGCAAGTCTCAGTATTATCAAGAACGTGCTTGTCAACAAGTTGGATCAAATGGGTGGCAGTTTTACAAATAAATAAGGGATATTATGCTAGTCGGTTACTTAACTCTGCTATCAGGCCTATTAATTAGTGCCATAGCCATTTATTATTCCGTAGAAGGATTGGTCGCGATCTATCCTGCTATGGTCATTCCCATTGTGATCATGGGTGTAGTAATTGAGTTGGGTAAGCTGAGTCTTACTGTTTGGCTCAAACAAAATTGGGAACGTGCTCCTGTATTCCTTAAAGCCTATATGATGCCTGCTATAGCAGTACTGATGTTGATTACAAGCATTGGCGTTTTTGGATTCTTAAGTAAAGCTCACTCAGATCAAAGTCTAGTTTCCGGCGACGTACAATCAAGGATATCAATATATGATGAGAAAATTAAAACGGCAAAAGAAAATATTGAAAGTGACCGCAAGCAACTTAAACAAATGGATGAAGCTGTGGACCAAGTTATGGCACGATCCCAGGACGAAAAAGGTGCGGACAAATCCAATTCTATACGTAAAAGCCAACAAAGGGATCGCATTGCTCTTTCCAAAGACATTGAAGCCAACCAGAAGATCATTAGCCAACTTAACGACGAAGCCGCACCTATTCGTGCAGAAGTTCGAAAAGTTGAAGCGGACGTTGGCCCGATAAAATATATCGCGGCATTAGTCTACGGTAGCTCTCCAGATGCTAATATGTTAGAACGTGCCGTAACATGGATTACTATTTTAATCGTTATAGTATTAGATCCATTGGCTGTTGTGCTATTGTTAGCTAGCCAATATAGTTTTGCATGGGCTAAAGAACAAAAAGAATTGAAAGAAGATACACCTGATCCTTATGTAGCAGATGTTGGTGATAAACCTACCGCCGAGGAACAAGAGCCTGTTATAAAAGAAGCGTTTGAAGGGGTCAAAGATCCCACAACAGGTGAATGGATTCAAACAGGTCCTAGCTTCACCTATACAACTGTTACACCGTCTGAAGAAACTACACCAGAAGAGGATGAAGCGTTCAACACGTTGACAAAAGAGCAAGAAAAATCCTACTACATTGGTTTGAAAAACGATCCTCCGGTAGTAGATTATAAAGTGTTAGACGAGGACAGCGAAGCCGATTGGCCAGAGCCCCCTACTAATACAACATTTACTCACGAACAAGATAAAATCATCGTGCATGACGATGCAGGCACTATGGTGATCCCATTAAAGCCAGAGTTACCAGTTGCTGAGATTATAAATGCTCCCGGATACATAGTAGTAGAAGGACAGATGTATCATGAGGGTGCGGCTCCTCCGCATATCAAACCTAATGAAAAGACCTATGTCCAAAACGAAGAGCAAGCAGAATCTAATAAATGGATGAACGTAGTCGCAAAAACTCAAACTGTCAGCGAAGAAGAGTATCTTAATACGCTAGAACAGAAAAAACAGGAAAACAATGGAAAGTAAATTGACGCTAATAACACCTCCGGATTTCTACGAAAATGGTAATCTGAGTTTGTTATTTTTAAGTATCTCTGATGAAGAACAAAAAGAAGTAAGTGTGTGGCTAAAAGACAACAAATTACCAGAGGATCTAAACCTGTATACATATCAGGGCGAACCTAATGTAGAATGGTTATTTTATGCTTTGGCTAGAAGCGACTACAAATACATTAATTTGGACAGCGATGACGGAATGACTAATGTACTATCTAGCTATATAGTTTCTCGCCCTAATGTGTTCTGGCACACCGAAAACCCAGATTTACGATCAGTTTTAGAGCATTTAAACGGTGGGTACGTTGAAAGTGTTACAGATTTTTTAATAAAATTGTTTAATAGTGATAAGTAATTAACAGAATAGTTAATAACTAGAAGATGAGCCATCCAAATAATAAAAAACAACATAAAGGTTGCCATGTAGAAGTAGGAGACAATTTCAACTCTGCCCTACGTAAATTCAAAAAGAAAGTCGACGAATCTGGACTATTGCAAGAAGTCCTAAAACGACAGAGTTACGAAAAACCTACTACAGAGCGCAAACGCAAAAAAGGTGCGGCCAAAGCACGTTGGAAACGCCACCTAAGAGATCAGCAACTTCCCCCAAAAATGTATTGACATTTACCAAAATATCTGCTATAATTAATGTATTAATTAACAAGGCACATATCATGGCAAAAAAACATCTAATGGTCGACTTGGAAACAATGGCCGTAACCCCACGTACTGTTGTATTAACTCTTGGTGCAGTAACTTTTGATCCTTTTAGTAATGACATCTATGACGAACTTTACTTTAAGATCGATTTGGATGATCAAGACAAATTAGGTCGTGACATTGATCCTAATACATTGGATTGGTGGGCTAAACAAAATCCCGAAGTAATGGAAGAAGCATTCAGTCCTGATGGCCGTATCAGTTTTGAAGATGCGATCTCTCAGTTCCATAAGTTTGCTTGGGGTTGTGATAAGTTTTGGAGCCACGGGGCTGTATTTGATTTGATGATTTTGGAAGATATGTATCGTCAAGTTAATCGTACTCCGCCTTGGGAGTTTTGGCGTTGTCGTGATACACGTACATTGTTTGACCTAGCTGACCCAGAGATGGAAAAAAGTGCAGAGCAACACAATGCATTGTTTGATGCTATTCGTCAAGCCAAAGGTGTTCAGACTGTTTATCGTAAGTTAGGTAAGAGTGCTTAAGAAATTAAAGGACGCCGTAAAAAACCGCAAGCGTCAAAAACAATTAGAACACTTGCGGCGATTGATGGAGGATCCTAAACCTCCTAGGCGTCCTGCTAAGAAGTCTGTGAAAAGACGTTAAAGGCTTCTTTAAGACTTTCGGCTAGATAGTAGATATCTGCTTCTGTATGATTAGGAGTAGGTGTAAAGCGTAGTCGCTCAGTACCCCACGGAACAGTGGGGTAATTTATGGGCTGTACGTAAATTCCTTTTTCATCCAATAACCAATCACTAATAGCTTTACACTTCTTAGCGTCACGTACCATAACAGGAACAATGTGTCCGCCTTCTGATAATGGGTTCACTTCTAATCCTGCATCTTTCAAATGCTGTCTAGTCATTTCTGCTACATCCATAATCCTAGTACGCAGTGCTGGATGATCTTGAACGTACTTAACACTAGCAAGAGCACCGGCACATAGTACAGGAGCCATTGATGTTGAAAAGATTAAACCCTGTGCATAAGAGCGAACCATATCTATTAGATCACGCCCCGCCGCAATATATCCACCTTGTACACCAAATGCCTTAGCAAGTGTACCTTGTATAATATCTACACCATCAACACAATGCTGTTCTTCTGCGACCCCAGCTCCGCGGTTGCCGTAAAGGCCAACCGCGTGGACTTCGTCGACATAAACCATAGCACCATATTTTCTAGCTAGTTCACAAACATCTGCAACACGGCCCTTATCTCCATCCATCGAGTAAACACCTTCCAGTGCGATGATAGGCTGTGCGCCATCTTCCATGCTTTCCAATATTTGTTTTAAGTGTTTCAAATCGTTGTGTTCCCAAACTGTACGTGGAACTTTACTTGATTTAATACCTACAATCATTGAATTGTGATTGTGTTTGTCGCTGATATAATGCACGTTTGGCAATACTAGACCTAACACAGAAAGCGTACTTTGGTTAGCAACGTAGCCGCTAGTAAATGTAAGAGCACTTGTTTTATCATGTAATTTGGCTAGTTCGTTTTCTAAAGCAACGTGATAATGGGTAGTACCCGAAATATTACGTGTTCCTCCGGATCCTGCACCCGCAGTATCTAAAACTGTGTGCATAGCATCTAGTACTACTTTATGCTGACCCATGCCCAAATAGTCATTTGAGCACCAGTTTGTAATTTGTTTGATATTATAACGACCATACCAAATTGCACGTGGAAAATCTCCACGCTGGCGCAGTATGTCCGTAAATACTCTGTAGTTGCCTTCTGTTTTTAATTTTTCAAGACTTTTGGCGATCGCGTCTTGTGTTTTTGGTTTAATCATACCAGTATTTAAGCATTTTATACTTGACACATTTACCATTTGAACATATAATATTAGTAATGTATAAGGAGCGAACCGTGATTAAAAAAATTGGTTTTTCAGCCAGCCGCTGTATCCGAGATATTGTAGAGGATAAAGTAAGTTTTGAATCTGTAGTGTTTATTACTACAGGAACTAAGTGTCCGACGTTAGAACACTGGATGGAAGTAATTGATGCCTATACCCAAATTGGAGTATATGACGAACGCAGTTTGGCAGAATTGGACAAACAGCGTGTAATGGAAATAGCACAAGACTTATGGGATTATGGTAAAGTACACCAACCTAGAGTATTCGGTGCTCATCGTCAACGTAGCCCGTTTGTTTGGATGGATCTGGTACATACTAAAGAAGATCGCGATGCTAATCCAATGTTGTCAAAAGCATGGGAACAAGCGCAGATGATTGAAAATTTAGTTACACCTAGTAAAGATACTGCGTTTGGAAATTTTAATGAAGATTTAGATTTTTAAGAAAGATATAAAATGAAAATTAGTTTGATTAGCGACTTGCATTTGGATGTCTCTGGATATCTGGATCTGCCCGGCGGCGATGTCCTAATTATCGCCGGGGATGCTTGCGAAACTCGTAGCATTAGAAATGATTTCCATAGCACTAAAACCTTGTATCCTATTGGTGTTCCTAACAAAGAATTTCCATGCTCGGAATTTTTCCAACATGAATGCCCAAAGTACAAAAAGGTATTTTATGTTATGGGTAACCATGAGCACTATCATAACAAGATGTGGAAGACTCAGGAAGAACTTGCAAGGTTCATGCCAGATAATGTCACATTGTTAGAAAATCAAAGTGTAGAATATGAAGGTGTTGTTTTTGTTGGTGCCACTATGTGGACTGACATGAACAAACAGGATCCTTTAACTCTAGCTATGATTAAAGACTATATGATGGACTATAAGTTGATTACCTACAAGAATGAAAAGCTCTCAACGTATCATAAATTACGTCCGCATGATACTGTAGATATGCATTTAATTTCTAAACGATACGTGAAACAGGTAGTGAAAGAAAATGCAGATAAGCCTGTAGTAGTCATTACGCACATGGGGCCAACCTTTATGAGCGTAAATGAAAAGTACAAACATGAAACCCATAGCAACGGTGCTTATGTTAGCGATCTAAGTGAACTTATCTTAGATCATCCTAACATAAAAAGATGGGTGCATGGTCATGTGCATGATCCTGTCCACTATCAAGTAGGTGACACTTGGGTGCATTGTAATCCTAGAGGTTACTTGCCCTACGAAGCCGAAAACGGTTTTGATCCTACATTTACATTCGAGGTATAATCGTGTCTAGACATGCGCTGTACATAAGAGAAATATACACAGGGGAAAAAGAACCCAGTGGTGCTAAAGATTGGGTTCCTTTGAGTAAGGATGGCGTTCTATTAAAAACAAACATTAGTAGGATGTCAAAAAGTTTTCCAAAAGTAGTTTGGGTCTACGAGGATGTTGTTTTACGACATCTTTGTAGCTTCCCTTATGAGTGGCCTTTTACCACTTTAAGGTATGCAGAAGGTATTGGTCCACCTCACGGTAGATGGGGTGATACCAGAACATTTAGACCTGGCATCGATGATGTCTAATATGACGTTTGTTGGAACTGACTTTTCTCCTAAGAAACCTGTACAAGGAGAGGTACGTTTTAACTCAGTGCTTAATCGTTTAGAAATATACGATAATACAATATGGGTTGAGATTCAAACTGTGGGTAATATCAATGAGTATAGATTAGAAACAAGTGAAGGTACTGTATTAGGTAAAAAGTATATTACTATTGCTCCAATTAACGCAGAAGACAAGTGGCCTGGTATGTTGGAATGGACAGTTAATACACTCGGACCTACTATAAGCATTTGGGAAGATACTGGCGCACGGTGGTATGCGAACAATGCTAAATTTTGGTTTAGAGATGAAAAAGATGTAACAATGTTTCTTTTAAGGTGGAGTTAATGATTATATATTTAGATATGGATGATGTGGTTGCTGATTGGCATTCTGCCGCACAATCGTTTTTGCAGATGCGCTGGGACAAAGAAGGTGAACGTATTCCACAAGAAGATTGGGATAAGATCAAAATGAACAGTAGATTCTATCGTCATTTGCCCTTAAAAGAAAATGCACATGATCTAGTGCAATATTGTCGTGAAGCAGTAGATAAAGGATACGCAAACGGCTTAGCCTTCTTATCAGCATTACCGCGTAACAACGATATGCAATGGGCTCCACAGGATAAAGTTTGGTGGGCACATGAACACTTTGAAGGCATTCCCGTATTCCTTGGCCCTTATAGCCATGACAAATGGATGCATTGTAAGCCTGGCGATATCTTAATCGATGATCGTACCAGTAACTGCGAACAATGGGAAAACGCCGGGGGTCAAGCATTCATTTATAAAACTTGGGAACCTTGTAAAGAATGGTTGGATAATATTTTCCATGCTCAATCTTGAACACGAATATCACATAGTTGAATGCAATAATGTACAACCACCTAAAGAAGTATTCGATTGGTTAAATTCAAATTGTGGAGATGGGTCCGACGGCCGATGGGGATTTAAACATCCTAATATCTATTTTGCAGATAAACGCGATCACATGATGTTTGTGTTAAGGTTTAGCTCTACTAGAATACAGTTATGAAAAATGATGGATATAAATTCAAAGGCCGTGGATTGGTTCAAATTACAGGAAGACAAATGGGAAAATCACATGTTGCTGATATACTTAAAAATTTGTACGCCAATATGAGACCTCCTATAAAATTATCTTGGAGAGAGCTTCCTGGCAATAAGCTACAGGCTTTTGTAGATCCAACAGGAAATGTATCAGTTTGGGGACTGCGCGAAGAAGATATGGATCCTATACAAGAATGGAGTAAAGAGTGTAATTGCGGTACACGTATATCGTTCGACATGTGGCGGTTTAAAAGCAAAAAAGAAATTACTATGTTCCTGATGAGGTGGTCATGAAATTATTGGAAGATGATGTTGTTGTATTTTTGGCAAATCAAATATCGAAAGAAATCGACCAAGAAGTTCTGTGGTCCATCCGAGTAGTCGACTGTAAAGAAAAGGGATGGACTTTGGTCAATATCGATCGTTATACAGACAATAACCATGCTGTAGATATAACGCATTGGATAGATGAAAACATTAAAGGACAGTTCCATAGAAATGGAGCACACTTTATATTTGAAGATAGCAAAGATGCATTTCTGTTTACCCTGCGGTGGAGTTAATGAAAGTCAAATCATACAACAAACACACAGTACGACTTTCTTGGGAAAGCAAGGATGACAATCGCACTTGGGATAAGGCCTGTGTATATGCAGTTGAAAATTTTGGTCTTCCTGGGGAAAGGTTTGAATGCCATTCAAACGAAGAATGGATGGACTTTGAATTTAGAAACGAATATGATGCGCTCATGTTTTTAATGGGCGTATCTTAATTTGAAATAAGTATAAACATGAATACAATACCACTACATCATTCAGACGTTTTTACCTTACAGGACGTTGGTGCTCAAGAACAGCGCGATCAACTAAAAGCTCAGATATTGGCCGATGCGGCTGTTAATCCTAGCGTCGGCCGCCCTCACGAAGGGTGTTGGATGGGAGATGGGACCAAATGGAACTTTCATTGGATAGCAGAGCAAGTTTGCGACTTAGCAGATAAAGCTATGGAATACTATCAACCCATGGATATCGCATTTCCTCAGACTCCAAAGAAGTATAGATTAAATGTATGGGGCAATGTAAACAATCCCGGTAGTCGTAATATTCTGCACGATCATAAGCAAGCTGTGTTTAGTGCCGTTTATTACATACAGGGAACCGATACAGGGCATTTACGTTTAGTAAATCCTGCTAATATCCTTAACGAATGTAATACGCAAGCACCATTCATCAGAGACTTCTACTTTACACCTAAAGATGGTGATTTAATACTTTGGCCAGCATGGGTTCCACACGAAGTAGACACTAACACTAGCAAAGATAGACAACGCATCAACATTGTTTTTGATGTATATTTTGCGGAATAAGTAATAATACTAATTTTTTAATAAGGAAAATATGGAAATCTTCCAATATTTGGATGATGAGATTTATCTCTTTGTCTTGATCTCAATCATGATCGTTAGCGGTATCGCTAAAGACAACAGTTTGTTTGCAGGAACATATAGTTTTCTAAAGAGCAAATTCAAAAGCAATAGAGTAGTAATCATGTTATTGAGTTTTGTAAGTGGCATTTTACCAATTGAAGGTCGTGCTACCGTTTCAGCAGGTATCTTAGATACTGCTACCAGCAAAGACAATATTGTTGGACGAGAAGAACTAAACAGTGATAGCCGTAAGAAATTGGGTATTATTGATTTCTTAACCACGCATCACTTTTATATGTGGTCGCCAATTGAGAAACCAGTTATACTACCAATGGCCGCATTTGGTCTAAGCTATATGGCTTGGTTGGGTATGTTGGCTCCCTTAATTGTTGTTAGTGCATTGTTCATTGTGCTTTACTGCTGGTTAAGCGTAAAAGAAGAAGAAGTCGAAATTGCCGAATGTCCAGAGTCCGGTGGCTTTGGAGACTTTGCAAAAAATACACTACCATTCCTAGTCGCTATCTTTGGCTACATGTATATGGGCGGCGAAGGACCAGAAGCTGTGTTTCCTATCTTTGGAGCATTGTCAGTATATTATATTTTAATCACCAAAACATTTGACATTCGCAAGTTAAACAGTTATATTAATTGGACCACTGTTGCTATTGTAGCAGTAGTGTTTGCGAGTTCTGGCTATATGCAAGAACATCGCGCATGGTTTGAGGAAGTTGTTAAGAGTATCGGCTTAGATATACATACTTTCAAAGGTATGTTTTATATCAGTTTGCTTACGTTTTTAGCAAGTTTTTCAATGGGGTCAGATGGCAAGTTTGCCGCCTTGACCGTTTTAATGGCAAGTGCCTTCGGTAAGGAATACTTACTGTGGTTCTTTGCTTTGGATTATTGTGGTTACTTGTTAACCCCAATGCACGAGTGCGTTATGATAGGCAAACGTTATTTTGGTACCAGCCTAACAACATATTATACCGCACTAATTGCCTGGGCCGTTCTACTACTATCGGTCGCAGGTGTTTTTACATTCTTATAAGAGGAAATTAAATGAAGAAAATCGTAGCAATCTTAGCCCTAGCGGCTGCAACATCTGCTTTCGCAGACACAGGTATTAACGTTGAACTAGAACGTGAAAAGGATAAGACAACAAACGCTTATTCTAACACAGTTAAAGTAGCACCATTTACAACTATCAGTGGTTATAAACTTGATATTCAATTGGGCGCAGAGCGTACTGATGGTCAAGTAAGTGGCAACAACAACCCATTGACAAACACAGCAGAAGCTCGTGTTCAACGCATGGTTGAAGTTTACCCAGGTCTACATTTAGGTGGACGTTTAGGCGTTGGTGAAGTTTTCAACGGTGTTGACCAAGCTGGCAAGACAGTTGACTTTGGTTACTACACAGCTGAACCAAAAGCTGAGTATATGCTTACTGACAAATTGTCAGCATTGGCAAGTTGGAGATTCCGTGATAGCTTTAAAGACAACAACGAGTACCTAACACGTACATGGAAAGTTGGTGCCGGTTATGCTGTTACACAAAAAGACCTAGTTGAAGTTAAGTACTTCAAAGAGCGTGGCGACTATCGTACAAACGGTGTTGCTCTAGAGTACACACGCGGTTTCTAATCTTAGGATTAGTTTACTCAAAGGGCCTTTACAGGCCCTTTTTTATTTGCTATACTACATTATGATTAATTGGCCGTCAAAAGTAAAATTTATAGAAAACAAATATAGTCGTTGGTATTGTAATCTTGTAGAAAAAGCTCAGAGCAGAGAAATTCCGCCAGAGTATAACGAACGTCATCATATAATACCAAGATCTTTTGGGGGGAATAATTCCCCGTCTAATCTAGTGACATTATCAGCTAGAGAACATTATGTGGCACATTTACTACTGTGGAAAATGAACTTTGCAGATCAGTACCACAAGAAGATGCTTAGTGCTGTGCGATTTATGGCACAGATAAAAACAATAGGTTCAAGAAATTATAAAGTTAATTCTAGAATTTATTCTAAAATAAGAGAAGACTACTTAAAACATAACTCGGGAGAAGGTAACCCCTTTTATGGAAAAACACATTCCGAAGAAACTAAAGCAAAATTTGCCATATACCACAATGATCCTTTGACTAAAAAGAGAAAAAGTGAATTAGTAAAAGGCGATAAAAACCCATCTAAACGATTAGATGTTAGAATTAAAAACAGTAAGGCACAAAAGGAAAGGTTAGCTAGGGATAGAGCTAATGGTACAGGCTATTTTTCTCAAGAATCCTATGCTAAAAGATGTGAAGCTACAGCAGGAGAGAAAAATGGTCGAGCTAAAACTTATGTGCTGACAGATGCTAATAATAAAGAATATACAATAACTGGTGGATTAGATAAATTTTGTAACGAGCATTTCATAAGCGTAGGGTGGTGCTGGGATTTTCTAAAAAATAAAACCACAGAAAAATTTGGAGGCTGGTCAATTAAATGCTTGTCTGGTTCTACAAGGACTTGTATCCATAAAGATAATGAACAAAAATTTGTTAAAGAAGAGGAATTAAATGATTTTCTATCTAATGGATGGATTATCGGATCGAAACCAAAGAAAAGAAAACGCAAGTTATCACCGGAAGAAATTCAAGCCTCGCATGAAAAAAGAAAACAAACTATTGCTAAAGCAAAAGAAAACGGAGTTGTATATGTTAACCCCTTGAAGGGCAAACGTCGAGATCCTGAAAGTATTAAAAAAAGCGTCGAAACTAGAATGGCAAGAATGAAAGAAGAAGGGTATGTGAATCCTGCTAAGGGTAGGAAAAAAAGCCCCGAAGTTATTGCCAAAATCCTCGAAACCAAACGCAAGAATGGTAGCTTTAGAGGATTTCCAGGCGAGCTAAATCCTATGTATGGTAAACCACGTACAGAAGAAGTAAAAGCAAAAATACGTGCAACTAAATTGGCAAATAAAATTGCCAAGCAAGTAAAACTAGATTCTTCATTATTTGAATGATCTTGTTATTAAAAAAATCAATTAACGTTATTAAAATAATTATTGAAAAAATCAATAAAAACCGTTGACTTAATTAGTAAATACTATTACAATAACATATCAGTACAAACACTGAGAGTTATAGTTTTCAACACACACAAGGAGATTAATATGAAAACAATTGGTGATAAATTAGAACATTTCGCAGTAACAGGCGTTAAGCCAGGACAACCAGAAGATGCCTTCTTCACAATCGACGAAACTAGTTTCGAAGGTAAGTGGAAAGTAATTGTGTTTTATCCAAAGGATTTTACATTTGTTTGCCCAACAGAAATCGTTGCCTATGATAAACTAAACGGTGACTTCACTGATCGTGACGCTGTATTGCTAACAGGTTCAACAGACAACGAGTTCTGTAAAATCGCATGGCAAAAGAGCCACCCAGATTTGATCAACATCACACACAATCAATTTGCAGACACACAGCGAGGCGAGTTGAGTTTGGCAGAACAGTTGGGCGTATTTTATGCTCCAGCAGGTGCCGCACTTCGCGCAACATTTATCGTTGATCCAGATAATGTTATTCAACACGTTACTGTTAACAACTTGGATGTAGGTCGTAGCCCAGAAGAAACTCTACGTATTTTAGATGCTCTTCAAACTGGCGAACTATGTGCTTGTAACCGTGTAGTAGGCGGGGAGACACTATAATGGCATTCAACGACACTATTAAAAGTGCGTTGCCAGAATACGCAAAGGACACCAAGTTAAACTTGGACGCTGTCCTTTTGCGTAGTACCTTAGATGCTGATGTTGCTATTGGCTGTGCCGTAGCTGCATTGGCCGCAACTGGTAACGGTAAAGTACTAAGTATCCTGTTAGCAGACGCACCTAAGTTTGCTGACTCAGCAATGACTGCCGCAAGTATCATGGCACAGAACAATGTATGGTACCCATATGTTGAAATGGCCGATGATGAACAACTAAAAGGCCTGCCAGCACAACTACGCATGAATGCTATTGCCAATCACGGTGGAACAACTAAGAGCAACTTTGAAGCATTTAGTTTGGCCGCAAGTATTGTTGGCAAGTGTCACTTCTGCGTTAAGGCACACTACGAAACATTGAAGAAGGAAGGCTACACAGTAGAACAACTTCGTGACATTGGTCGTATTGCCGCAGTGATGAACTCAGTGGCAAAAGTTCTAAATAGTTAAAAAGTGTTAAAAAGACCATATTTCACATATGGTCTTGACACAAAGACATATATACAATACAATAGAGACTAGTTAAACAACAGAGGCATAAATAACTTGAACAAAGTTAGCCAAAAGTGGTTGACTAGGTTGCTGAAAGGCAATACAATAGAGACTAGTTAGCAAACAATGTAGTTTCAAGGTGTTGTAGAAATACAACAAAAAGATTTTACAAAAGTTGTTGACAAGTGTCCAACAAGACACTATAATAAACACATGTTAAGAAGCAATGGTGCTTTTTAGCAAACAAAGGATAAAAGAGAAACTTAAAATGCAATCGAATTTTAGACAACATCAATTTAATACGATGCCCAAACAGGTAGGTGTAATAGCCTCTTATTGGTCAGCGATTAATTGTGGAAGTCTATTATCACTTGATCGCACACCAGAGATTAATAGTAGGGTCCGGGAGGACATAATGTAAGCGTAAGTTTACACTCACTCCAAGGACCCTAGGATTAACAACCCTGGGGTTTTTTGTTTTTAGACTTTCGAAAAAGTGTGTATAGGGAACGCGACCCTGCTGGCACTTAAAACATCGGCTTAATGTGGGCGGCCTACCGGATGGTAAGTTCTAGGCGAT